CTCTTTTTATTATTTTAAAGAAGTCGGTGATTAAATTGGATAACGAAAAGCTTGGTGAACGATTGGCAAGCGTGGAAACTGAGTTAAAAAATCAAGGCAGTAGAATCTCTAATTTTGAAAAAGACAAAGAGCTACTATATCGTTTAACAGTTGTTTCAGAACAGCAGCAGGAAATGAATAAAAATCAACAAATACAACTAAACAAAATGGACGAAACTTTTAACAATATAAATGTAAATTTAACTAAGCTAAATATGTCACAAGATGAATTACAGAACGATGTTAAAAGTATTGGAAAACGTGTAGATGGTATTGAAGAAGATCTAAAGTCTGAATCAAGTAAGGATAATATTTCTATAAGTGAAACAATTAAAAAATACATACATTGGTGGTTACTACTCCCCCTCGCAATCATCGGGGCGTATTTCATGAAATGGCTAGGGCTATAAGAAAGGAATTGATAAATATGAAAATTAACTGGAAAGTACGTATCTATAACCCACAGTTCTGGATTGCTATTGGAATTATATTCTTCACTAACTTATTTGCAATGGCAGATGTGTCTTTTGAAGATGTAACAAGTTGGAGTAAATTAGGTGGTTTAATTTTAGATGCTTTGAAGAACCCATACACATTTATTAATTTAGGGGCATTCATTTATTTAGCAGTTGTAGATTTCACAACAAAAGGTATTAATGATAGTGACTTAGTTATGAATCGTTTGCGATCTAAAAGTAATGTTAAGAAATAAATCATTTATTGGATTGGTACTACTTTGTATCTCTTATTATTTATTGAAAGTTCCAAGAAAAAGAAAGGAATAAATCAACAAATGAAAAAAGATTATATTGTACTTTCTCAACGTCTTGCAGGTGCATTGATGCAAAATGGGTTTGTTCTTCAAAAAATGAAGCCTAGTAATAAAAATAGAGTCAAACGTAATGTTTTTATTTTTAATGAATCTAATGAATTAATTAACTTCATTCATAATTATAACTCAAACAAATAAACAAGAATATTTAGACTTCACGCTTCATTGTGTGGGGTCTTTTTCTTTTGTTTAAAAATCAAACTAACGAAAGTAGGATTTAAATTTAAATGTGCAAAGACAATGAATACGTAAATATTAAAAACAGCGAAGCCTTAGACGAATCAGTACCATTAGTAGACAACGCAATGCTAAAACACTCCCCTCACCTATTTGAAGAATGGGATTTTGGAAAGAATGATGAGTTAGGTTTAGATGTTTATAAGGTCACTAAAGGGAGTAAGAAAAAGGCATGGTGGAGATGTGGATTAGGACATGAATGGGAAACTACTATACAAACAAGAACTAGGGGTAGTGGATGTCCGTATTGTGCAAATTATAAGCCTAAAATATTAAGAGGATATAATGACTTGTGGACTACTGACCCAGAGACTGCAAAGTTATTACTAAATCCTAATGATGGTTACGTTTATTCAAAAGGTAGTGGAAAGAAAGTTGATTGGAAATGTGCTTGCGGAAATTTAATTTTAAATAAAGCAATATATACTATTAAAGAAAATAAGTTGCCTTGTCCAAGGTGTTCTGATGGATCTTCGTACGCAGAAAAATTTATTTTTAATGTACTAAAAATGTATACTAATGATTTTGTATGGGAAAAAACTTTTGATTGGTCAAATAATAAGAGATATGATTTTTATTTACCAGAGTACAATATTATTATTGAAGTTCACGGTAAGCAACACTATGAAGAATCAATATCTTCTTTGTCTGGAGTTTCATTAAAGCAAGAACAAGAAAATGACACTTACAAGAGAGAATTGGCTTTAAAAAACGGAATAAATGAATATATTGTCATAGATGCTAGAAGAGCAGATTCTACTTTTATATTAAAATCTATCTACAATAGTAATTTATCTAAATTTTTTGATTTGTCAAGACTAGATATAAAGACTTTAAAAAATAAAGTTAAATCTAATATACATAAACGAATAATGGAACTACATATTGAAGGATTAAACAAGTTTCAGATCTCTGATATCGTAAAATTCAAACCAGACACCATTAGAAAAATAATTAGAAAATATAGGAAGGTGATATGATGGGTATTTTTATTTGTCCTTTAAAGGGAAACAATATTAGATTGACCTCACCTTTTGGATGGCGTATCAACCCATTTGGTTCTAATAAGGTTTTTCACCAAGGAGTAGATTTAGCGAGAATGCCAAATACTAATGTAGAAGTAATAGCAAGTGCAGATGGTGAAGTAATTCGTACAGGAAAATTAGGTACTTATGGTTATGTTGTGATGATTAGACATACTATAAATGGCAAGCTTATGGATACTAACTATGCTCATTTAAAAAAGGATTCAATTAAAGTGAAAGTTGGACAAAAAATTAAACAAGGTCAGCCGATTGCTATTATGGGGTCAACAGGTTCGTCTACAGCCCCACATTTGCATTTTGAAATTCATAATGGAATATGGGCTACTGGTCAACCAAATGCGGTAGACCCTATGAAATACATATCATTGTTAAATTCAATTCAAGAAAATGGAGATGAACTTACTATGTCACAGTACAACGAATTGAAGGAAATCATTACTAATCTTCAAAAAGAAAACGTAGAGTTAAAGAAACAATTAGACAACAAATTAGATAAACAAAAAGTAAGACAACCATTAGACTGTCATAAAGACGATTGGAAATGGTTAAATGCCAATGGCATTACAGATGGCTCAAACCCACAAAATTATATAACTCGTGAGCAAGTTTCTACCATGCTTCATAATATGGATAAATTTAATACTAAAAAGTTTAAGAAGTAGTAATAATCGTTCATATCCATACGGTGTACAAACAGCATTTTAATCAAATATATATTAGAAATATCACATAAAGACTATCTTAATTAAGGTAGTCTTTTTTTGTTTGGAGAAACCTTACCCTATTTTTCACTAAAATTAGCATATGAAATACATAAACCAGACTTGAACTAATAACGTATATACTCCCCTTTTGTACTAGTTATTGATTCAAGTCTGGTTTATACAGATTATTTACTTCTTCTTTACATTTTTCTTCTTTTCCATTACAGGGAATCCACATTTCTCAGATTGCTTTTTTACTCCTTCTATAACCTTACGCTTCTTTTCGTTTATTTTACCCATAATTAATCACCTCATATTATTTTAATAAAAGCATAACCATTTTTAATTAAATTAAACGTTCTAGGACAAGTTCACCCGATAATAAAGTTAAGTACGGTCTTGAAGAGGACTAAGGACAGCAAGTCACTGTCCTAAAATTATTTTGCTATTGGGGGTTGAGGGAAGTGAAAAAAATAGGCGAGAGTGGTCAACGCTCAGATAAGAAACGCGATGTTAAGCCTACGATTAAATTAGATTTAAAAGATACTATATACAGGTTATCTAGTCTTACTTTTACTCCAGTTAAGGATGTTTGTCCTGAATTGTGTATGTATGTAATCAATGATAGGGAATCAATCAAAAGCTTGTCCTCAATGTTTAAGCGTGATCTACGATTCGATAACACAATGTTTATTGGTCATAATTCTAACAAGACAATAACAAAGAAATTAAATGGATATGGTGAAAGAATAACAATGAGACTTACCTATAATCAATATCAAAAGGTCGCATTATTGGCATTTGCATTAGACTGTACTGTTTCTAGAACTACTGCTGTATTGTTGGAGATGAGTATGAATGAAGTAAGATTCGTTAATAAGTACGTAAAGAATTACTTGAAGAGCGAATTAACTGAGTCGCAGCTTAGACAATTTAAAGAAATACTTAAATATGTAAATAAATATGGAGAATCGCAGTACTCTTGGGCTTCCCTACTCGCTCATGTCGTAGATGAGGTTGGTACTCCAGTCACTAGAATAAGGGAATTTATAAGTGATTTCACTGAATTAAAATGGAGAGAATAAAATGGATGTTTTAAACTGATTTAAATTACTTTATTTTTCATAAATATTAATGAATTTGATATTTAAATTATTTAAATAAATACAAAATAATTTAAAACTTGGTTATTTAAATAAAATTTAAACCATATAGTTGTGTAAAGATGAAATGGAGGTAATTGAATGAAGAATGATGTTACGGGATTAGTGGTTATTGATGATGGTGGTTCAAATACAGTTGTAGTGACAAAAAACGGAACAGAGGTGTTCCCAAGTGTTAAAGGTATTTATGGAAATAGAACACTAACTCAAGTTACTTCTAAATACGACTTTATAGTGGATTATCGTGGTGAGCGCTTTGTATTAGGTTCTTTAGCTAAATTTGATTGTGACTACCCTATTCAACTTTTCAGCAAATCTAAACAACATGATTTCTTCGACTTATCAGTTTTAACAGCAATCCATCAATATGGGTATGCTTCAAATTACATTGTAGTTTCTGTGCCTGTACGTATGCATACTGATGATGAGAAGAATGGAAGAATAAATCGACTTAAAGGTTCTCATACAATATCTGTAAATGGAGTAATGAAAACTTTCCTCATAACAGATGTGAAAGTAACTGCAGAAAGTACAACTGCGTATTGGGTAAAGCAACCAAAAAATGAATCTTTCTATTTAGATATTGGATCAAGAACAGTGAATTACTCTAAAGTGATAAATACAGATGGTCATTGTAGGATGATTGATACAGCATCAGGTACATTTTTTGATAAAGGATTAGAGGCTCTAGGTGAAGATTTCAATACTAAAGCATTGGCAGACTATCTTTGTGGTCAATTATTAGCTAAATGGAATCCAGATAGTAAGGTTTATTTACTTGGTGGTGGTGCATTAAATGTCGAATTAGTGAATAGAATACAGTACTATTTTAAAAATGCTGAAGTGATGGAAAATGCATTAACTGCAAATGCAGAAGGAATGTACGTGCTTGGAGGTATTGGATATGGCATGGATTAGATCAGAGGAAGAGGTAAATAAAATTATTGAAGATATGAAGAATAAGAATAAAAATAAATACATTACTCAAGGGGTAACATTTTCTAAAGACAGTGATACTCATATGCAACTTCTTAAATATTGCTTAATGTATTCAGGTTCATTCAGTGGATTAGTTAAAGAACTAATAGCAAATAGATTTAATGAAATACCCACCAATACAACTAATATTCCAATTATTCATAACAGTAATACGGTTGCGACATTTAATCATAATGAAGAAGATTTAAATAGTTTTAAAGAAGAAAATACACAAAAAGTGAATACAGGAAATTTCTTTTAAACGAAAATTAAATTTTTTAAAGTGTTTAAATCTAATTAAGAAATCATGCAATATCTTTAAATTAATGAAGATAGCACATGATTTCTTAATGTCATAGATTATTTAACTGATCCACTAACAAAAGTTTTGTTTGGATAGTACATGTTTTTAACAATTATATTCGAACCTAAACATTTAACAGCAGGACAGTGGCAGTTGATACTGTTTGAAATGTTAGTGTTTAACCACTTGTCGTAGATATTGATTAATGAATCCTCTTTGATATTACCTAGTGCTGCTCCATCGTCAGTAAAATCTGATACTGAAATATCTCCAGTAAATATGTTTAAGTTCATTCTAGAACGCCCATCTACATCATTTCTGATTGTAGTATTTGATGTATTGTTAATTCTTTGTAGTAAGTCTAAGTCATGTTTGTCTGAACTACAAGCATAGAACGGTAATGTACCAAAAAGTATCCAAATATCTTCATTTCTGAAGTCTAGAATCTTATTAACAGTATCTCTATATTCATCTAAATCTATAGTTTCTAAGTTTTCAGCGAAGTCACTGGCATACATTGGATGAATTTCGTGTCGCTTACATAACATTTCGTTAGCGACTTCATTATGAATCTTTTCGAGATAAGGAACAGTATTGCGATTTAACATCGTTTCTGCAGATACAAACATACCTCCCTTTGAAAGCTCTCTAGCATTATCTAAAATATTTCTATACAACTCTACTCTTTTTTGTATTGAAGGTTTTCTTTCCATCATAGCAAACCCTGTTTCAACAAATTCTTCTTCATTACACCAGTTATGAGAAATATGCATAACGTCAAGATATGGAGCAACCAATTCATAATAATCCATTGGTAAAGTTAAATTGGAGTTAATTTGTGTTTTAATATTTCTGCTTTTAGCATACTTAAGAAGTGGTAATAAATTATCTCTAATTCCCTTTTTAGTTAATAATGGCTCTCCACCAGTAAAACTCATTGTACGAAGAGTATCCACTTCATCTAATTGTCTTAGGATATCGTCTATTGGAAGTGTGTTATCTTCTTTAGTTGTTAAGGCATATCCAACAGCGCAGTGTGCGCAACGCATATTACAAAGTGTTGTTGTTGTAAATTCAAT